TGCCCAGCGGCCAGCAGGCCAGCGGCTACGGGTAGCGCGGCACCGCCCATGATGTTGGGGCCGGTGTACTGCGGGTCGAATGCGGCGTTGGGGGAGCGGATGTTGTTTTCACTGAAAACGGCGACATTGTTGGAGGGTCTAGCCGACCTCTCATTTGCAATATCTTTTGCCCTCTGAAAATCCTCTTTAGAAATAGCTTTTTTGAACTCATAACGCTCTTTGCTTCCATGCGGCATCTTCTGAAGCTCTGGAAACATCTCCTCAAACACTACGTTGATATTGCCATCAGCGGCGGTATCAATCGTATTCCGCATGAGCAGAGAGTCTGCCCCCGCGCCTTGAAACATAAACGCAAGGTCATTGGTGTCATAGGCTGTATCATCCCACCCTTCAATAGAGCCGTAATCCTCACCGTTGCTTGTAATTCGGGCCTCTGTGTCGATGTTGTTCCAGTGAGAGCCGTTCAAATCTACGTCTATTTGCTCGCCACGCTTCACTCTGAACGGATATAGGGTGCCGCCCTCACCTAATGCTCCGGTGTAAGTGCCTGCCTGATAGGGGTTATCAGAACCCCAGAATCCAGACCCTCTAGCATTAGGGTTAGTGCCTCCTGACTTTTCGGGATCTATCTCAAGTATCCCGCCAGTTTTGCTCCCGTGTATGTAATCCTCTGGATGCGTCTGCGCCTCGCGCCTAGCAACCCTGCTGGCCTCGTCCATAGGAAGCTCACCAGTGGCGATACGCCTAGCAACAGGCTCGGGGAAGCCGCCCATGCGGACAAGCTCCTGAGTGGCTCCGTCGATGTCGTCGCCAAACTTCTTAACGATCAGCTCGACAAGTGATGTCGCTCCGCCTAGCAATCCCATACCTTAAATCCTAAAGTGCTCGTACTCGCCGCTGTTTAGTTCGATCTGAATCACGTCCTCAAGCGCTGGGTCGTCCATTCTCAGACCCCACCTCTGCGCCCACATTTGCTCCAGCCACGGCGGGTAGCTGTACTGTGGTGTTGACTCCCCGCTGACAAAGTCGAGGAGCTTGCCGCCCTTGTGCCTCTTAATGGCACGGGCCTGCTCCGCGGCGCTGTAGGCCGCGTTGTCGGAAAACTTCTCAATGTGGAGCAGCTTCCCGTCCTGAATTTTTAGCTCACCTGATACCTTCACCTTAGTAGTCCTTTACTTAATTCCGGCGTAAAAAAGCCCTCCCCGAAGGGAGGGCGTATAGGGTGCTGCTTAAACAACGGTAGCCATGTGGCCGCTTGCAGCCTCGTTGAGAGACACCAGAGTGTGCTCGCCAACGATCTGGCCGTGCATAGAGTCACCGGTCTTAGCCAGCTTCTCCTGCTTCCAACCACGCAGCGTCGCGACCTTCCACTTGCTTGAGTCTACGACGTAGATCGAGCCAGCGGGCATGAAGCGATCGGGTACGAACGTGATCGTGCCCCACGGGGTCTCGTAGCGGACCATGTTGTTGTTGACCGTGGTCAGAGGGTTGTCCGTACGGGCGTTGTTGTTGCCCTCAAGACCAGCAACACACTTAGCCATCAGGTCAGCAGAAAGGTAAACGCGGTCAGGTTCGCCGCCAGCTTCCCAGATAGCCTGCAGCAGGTCATCAAAGTCCGCCTGATCGAACGCAGCGCCAACGCCGGCAATGAAGCCGCCAGAGCCGTCTGGGTCCGTCGGGAACGTGGCGTCACCTCCGGTGTTGGTGCTGATCCAGCCACCCACGCCACAAAGCTGACGAGCCTTCGAGCTAGAGCCGGGGTCGCGAGCCTGAGTACCCAGAAGGGCCATCTCCAGATCGCGCTTCAGCTCCTTACCAGCCTGCAGTGCTTGGTAGGCGTACTCCTTCTGGCGGCCTGCGAGGTTCAAGGCGGTGGCGGTGCCAGATACCTTGAAGCCCTGCTTGCCGATCCGAGTGTAGTTACCGACCCGTACCGTTGGGTTGAACTCGGAGCCAGTGTCTGCGCCCTCGATCTCGCCCTCAACCTTAGCTGCACGCAGCTCGTTGGTCTGCCATTCGACGTAGGTGTTGCTCGCCGACTCTTTGCCGCACTTCGTGAAGAACGGAGTTTCTGTGGGTGAGATGTCCGTGATGATATCGCTCAACTGCTCACGGATACCTGTGATGCTGCCCTCGTCGGGGTAGCCGGGACGGTTCAGGTCCGAACCGTATGAAGTTCCAATAGTAGCCATTTTGGCCTCCTAAAAATTTTAAAGAAATTACTCAAACATTAAGCCGAGAGCGTCCTCGATAGATCCGGACTTCTTCAGCTGTTCGCGTTGCTTTTTCCTAGCGCGCTGATCGGCGTTTACCTTGCGCTTCGACGAGCGTACGGTCTTTTTCTTGACCTGCTGCTCTACGCGCTTCTTGCCGGATTCGCTATTCAGCTGCTGGTACTTGATAGCGTCCATCAGCACACGCACATGACGGTGATCCATAACCGCCGTAAGCTCCTCGGGTGTGAAGCCGTATGACTCCGCCGCTGTGCTTACCAGCTGGTTACGTGTCTCTGCACCCTTCTCCTCGTCGAACAGCTCAGGGTAGTAGCCCTGTAGCAGCTCAGACTCCTTGGCTAGGTATGCCTGCCGCATGTGTTGCTGCTGCTCCTGATTCGCTTGGACCTGCTGCTGCAGATACCCAATGCGATTCTGGTACTCCTCTGCCTGCTTGTCGTAGGCAATTTTTGCCTCCATGTAAGCAATAGGGTCAGAGTTGAATAGCGCCTCGTCAGGGGCCACGGGTGGAGTACTCAGCGTCCCGTCCTGTAAAAGGGTTAGGGCCTGCTGAACCTGCGCCCGCTCCTGCGCTAGGGTTGCATAGATTGCTTCCGCCTCTTTACGAGTCTCGGCAACCTTCTGCATGGACTTATTGATGTAGGCCTGTCCAGAATAGCCTCGCTTTAATTCGTCTAGGTCTACCTCTAGTTCCTGCCCGTCAACCTTGACGGAAAACATCTGAGGCTCCTCGTCAGAATCATCGGAGTCGCTTTCTTCAAAATCCTCATCGTACTCGTCCACGTCATCAGCATCCTCGGTGAGGGTCTGCTCTGACGCTTCTACTTCCTCTACTTCCTCGTACTCCTCCTCGGCTGGTGCCTCCGGAGTTTCCTGCTCGACAGGTTCCGGCTGCTCATCGGGCTCAAACATACGCTCGATCAGCGCCTCGTCCGTGGGTGCTCCCAAATCATCGCGGGCTGGTGATGCCTCTATCCCGGTACCGACAAATTCCTGTTCACTCATAACTAACTCTCCCTGTCAAATTTCGCGTCTGCCATTACGGCGTCGAACGCTTTCTCCAAAAATCCCACGGCCTGAATGGCTTGGTGGGCCTCAAGAACCTGCTCCGCTTCGGAGTGTGGGTTCTCAAAGACTGTCGTGGCGTCGTCTTTGATGCCACGTAATACGTAGACTAGGACCTCATCTTCTCTGAGAGTTTTGACTCGGTCCGCTAGGTCTTGTTTATTCATTTACTGCGCCGTCCTTGGTGCGTTGATCTTGGCGTACAACGATGCCTCGTCGAGCGCCGCCTTGTTGTCCAGTGCCGCCGCGTCAAGCGCGATCTTGGCGTCCAGCTTGTCCCGCTCTAGGTCGCGATCCAGTGCGTCCTGAGCAAAGCGTGCCTGCATCTGCTGCATCTCTGCCTGCTGCTGTTGCTGCATCTTCGCGGCCTCCAACTGGCCCTTCTGCTGCAGCTCCGCCTGCTTGACTTGCATCATCGCCTGCGCCTTGATCTGCTCCGCCTGCACAAGGCCGGCGTTTGGATCGGGCTGCTGCTGCTGGGAAGCCTGCTGGGCCATCTGCATGAGCTGCTGCGCCTTCTGGTCGTCAACAGGCTGGAAGTAGCGGTCTGCATTTTGAACGCCGGCGAGCCGGAGCATGTCGGCGATGGTGTTGACGATCTCCTTCGGGCCCACGATGCCGTTCATTAGCCCGAACTGGGACACCAGCTTCTCCTGAGCCATCATTGCCTGCTGCAATGCCGCCAGCTTCTGCTGCTCGTTGCCGGTGCCCAGACCCACGTTCACCTGCACGTCCATATCCGGGTCCCACTGCGTGGCGTCGAACTGCACGAAGTCGGTCCCAGAGACTCGCATCATCTGCTCGTCGGTCATGTTCTCGATGACCAGCTTCAGCAGACGCTTGAACAGCGTCGTGACACCGCCCTCCGCTAGGTTGCGGGCTATCAGCTCCAGAGAGGCGTTATTGGCCGATACCATGGCCTGCGACGCGGCCGCGCTTGTGCCGGCCTTCAGGGTGTCAGCGTTAAGCCCGTTGGAGGCCGTTGTGACGCCCGTCTTGCGCTCGCAGTTGCGGTCAAGGTACTGAAGCGCCGTAAGCGTCTCAGCCGCGACAAAGGGCACCGTCATGGGCCGCACAGCGTCGGGCTGCTTGGTCCTCACGATGCCGCCGATCTCGTTGTTAAGGAGGTCGTCGATATTGCAGGCCCCGTCCATGATCTGCAGGCGCGGGTTGTTGACCAGAGCCGTGTTGTCCAGAACGCCGCGAAGGATCACCGTGGCAGAGTCCTGCTCGGCGAACAGAACGTCGGCAATGGACTGGCCAAAGAACGCGTGCGGGATCGGGTCCGCGCAGAAGTTGATAAAGGGCACGTCAGACCACGGCTCGTAGCTCAACAGCTTGTAGTTGGTGCCGCCCATGAGGAACTTGTGCGGCTGTGGCACGCCAGTGCCCTCCGCGTCCACCTTCATATATGCCTCTGTCAGCAACACGCTGCGGTTGGCTGGGTCCAGTGCCTCGTGCTCGTCGTCGTAGCTGATGCGCTCGAACTTCTCCTCCTCCGAGGCGCCGTCTAGGCTGTCCAGCCCCTCCACCTCGGACCACTCGAACCCCATCTCGATCAGCTCGCCGATCGTGACCTCCATGCGCTGCCCTATGATCAGGGCGTCCTCAACGCTGTTGGCTGCTGGGTCAACAAAGAACTGCTCCGGCGGGACCGACTCCATCTTGATGGAGCCGCTCTCAACGGTCTTGGCGACCTTAACGTCGTGCGTCACCGAGGGCATACCGTCAGCGGACACGATCTCTGTTGAGGCGTGCTCAAATATCTCCAGCTCTGGGTTTGATGCGACCACGGCAAGCTCCTGCTCGCTCAGGTTCGCGTACTCGATGATCTCCTGCGACTCCTGAGAGTCGTAGTAGACCTTGGCTATTCCGTTCTTGCACAGCAGCGAGTCGTGGAACACGTCCTGCAGCAGCTGATAGCCGCCGTTCTTGTTAAAGATGATCTTGCAGTACTCCGAGGCGTTCTCGGCGGCCTGCGCCTGCGACGGGTTGCTGCCGATAAACTCCACCGGGTGCTCGGCCTGAAGGAATACACGCATCAGGCTGGGCTTGATCTGGCGAATGGTGTCGCGGATCTTGGTGGACACAATACGGGAGCGGCCCTGCTCGTGGCCCACGTCGCACTTGCCCTCGAAGTAGCGCATGGCGCGCTCACGGTTTGGCGTGATGCTTGACTCCACGTAATCAACCGCCTCCTCGATGGCGCGCTTGACGACGTTGCGGACCTCCTTGTCCGATAATGGCTTTGGTTTATTGCTCATTTACATACTCCGTGCCTTGCTCGGCCTCCTGTAGCGCCTCGACAATAGTTAAAAGCGTCGTCCTGTCGTTGATTGCCTGCTGCCCGGATGATCGCTTGTAGATCATCTGCGCCAGCTTCTGCTGAGTCTTGGAGCTAAGGAATCCAGAGCCAATCAGGCTGACAACGATGGGCGTCAGGTCGCCGGTTACGGCGCTGCCTACAAGGCCGCCGGTGGTGGCGATTCCGTTGATCAGCCTCTCGCTGTTGTTGCTGTTTCTCTGGGCCGCCCTAGCGAGCGGCTCCTTAACCTCAAGCAGCTTGGCGAAGTCTTGGTTCACTCCGCTCAGGCCCCTGACCTTCTCTGCAAGCGCAGCCCGCAGCGCGTTCGCGTACTGCTTCCGCGCCTCGTTCTTTGCGGTGGACTTTGTCTTGCTGGCCTTCCAGTCCACGTTCGCGTCAATTTCCCTGCGGGTGTCCAGAGCCTGACGCCCGGTTAGCATCCCGTCGGGGCTTGCTCGACCAAGGGCCTCTAGACCTGAGTTGATGTAGTCATCTGTGACGCCGGCCCTCACCCCGGACTCTGGGTCAGCGGACTTGAGCAGATCGGCCTTCAGGTCCTCTAGGGTGTTCAGTGCTGCCGTTGCGTCTATGCTCCCGCCCTGTTCATCAAACTTAGATACCGCTGCGGCTGAGCGCGCCTCAAATGCCCTAATAAGGGACTCCAGCTTATCAATTGATTTGAGGTTGGTTGGGTCCAGCCCGTACTTGAGCATGGTCTGAGCCATGCGCTCGGCTGCGCCCTTCTTGTTCTCAGGGCTGTTGCGCGCGGTGCTGAACTTGGTGTTCTTCTGGGTGATGCTGGTTGCCCTGTCAACGCCTCCGGCGAGATTTGACGCGCCCCTGCCAACGGCGCCCATGGCCCAGTTGATTGGGTCAACGGAGTCAGCGGCCCTGCCAATCTTTGAGGCCGCGTTTGCCGCGCCAGAGGCGCCGGCAATCCTTGAGCCGGTTGCGGCGAGCTTTGCAGCGGTGCCAATGCCCGCGGCACCATCCAGTAGCACACCGATGGGGTCCTCGTACGCCGTGTTTGCTATAGCATCCGCACCGCCATAGCGATCGCCGTAGAACTCGCCCACAGCGTCAGCTACGTGCTCGTAGTTCCAATCGCCGCCCTCGCCGCCGGGGATCTGCTTCTGGATCGCGCCGATACCGGCCTGACCAAGGGCCGTGATGGTGTCAACGGGGTTGAGGATGGCGTTACCCAAGTCGGCAGCGTTGTCCCTAAGAGACGGTAAGATGTTCTTGGCAAAGCCGCCCGCGGTCTTGGGTATGGCGCTAATTACCTCCTCACCCTCCTCCTTGGTCATCAGGCCGAGCCTGACAAACTCCAGAACGTCACGCGCTGTTAGTTGCGCCTTACTCATAAGCCATGGTTCCTATTAATTTCGCCAGACAAGACTCTCCAGAGCTCTGGATTGCTCTCACGCAGATCAAGGAGCCTCTGGGAGCGGGCCGCTGGCGTCAGGCTCAGGATGCTTTGCAGCTCCGCCTGCTGATCGGCACTGAGCTGCTGTGAGTTCTGGACGGCTACCTCCTCTTCCACCCCAAAGCTGACATCGTCAAGGTTGAGATCTCGCCTGTGGTCTAGGTAGATGTCGCTCAGGCCCTGAGACGCGGCCAAGTCCTCGTACTGGGTGCGAAGCTGGTTGTAGTCAGACAGCGCGCCCTCGTAGATTGCCTTGCCCTTGTTGAAGAACGCCTCTCGCTGTGAAGCGTTGAGCTGATTACCATCCTTCAGGTAGTTGTAAAGGTTCGCGATCTGGCCGGCAGCTCCCGTGGTGTTTCGGGCGGTTGCGTACTCGCCCTCTCGTACGGTTGAGCCGGGGTCCAGCATCTTCATATAGTTAAAGATTAGCGCCATGTCAGACGCGGCATCAGTGCCCACCGACTTGACCATTCTGTTGAACGAGTTGGTCATGTCCGCGAAGTACTTGGTGCCACCGTCCTTGTTAAACTCCTGACGTAGGGCTGACGCCTCCTCCCAGTTGCTCTTGCCTCCGGTGAGGAAGCTCTCGAACTTGTCGCTATCCGGGTCCATGCCAAGAATCTGAGCGAGTTGCATCTTTGACTTAACCGCGTCGGTCAGCCCGCTGCCGCCCATGCTGGAGATGTACTGCTTCATAAACTCGCCACGATACTGGGGCGGCACGCTCATCAGCTTCTCTGCCATTTTCGGGTCGTTCTTGGCCAGATAGTTCATCGTCTGGTTCTCTTTGATGTTCCCCATGGCGTTGGCGAATGTGGCGTTGTTCATCTTCGCCATGCCGCTCTTGCCGCGAAGCGTCATACCTGAGAGACCGTTAGACAGTTGGGACAGCATCATCGCCATCCTGTTGCTGTCCTTGTAGAACGGCTGATCGATCGTTAGGTCCTTCTTTTCCCTGTCTGGCGTCTCGATCTCCACAAGCTGCTCGGCAGACACCGGGGGACCGGGCTGCTCAAACTCACCAATACCCATTGGGCCGGCCAGATCTCTGGTTGGGCCAACAAGCTCGTGCGGACCCATCAGGTCGGGACCTTGAGGCGCGGGTGCCGGAGCCGGCGCCAAGTCGGACCGATTGCGGGGCGGCAGGCCATTGCCCTGCGGCTGCGGCGCAGTGGCTGGGAACGGCGACTCAGCGAAGTTAAACGACTGAGGCGCCATCCCGTATGGGTTGGCCTGCGGGGTGAGCGGAGGGCTCTGCTGAGACTGCTTTTTAAGCAACTCCAGTAATTGCATCATATCCATGTTTATCCCTTGCCTCCCAGCCATGACCCCGCGACTCCAGCACCGAGCCCTGCGTAATCAAAGAATCCGGGGTTGTAGGTCTGCGTGCCGCCGAAGTTAGGCATACCGCTCATGGCCGCCAGCATTTGCTGATACTGGGCCTGCGGAGCGTTCTGCTGGTTCATGAACATCTGCTGGATCTGGTTGATCATGCCCTGATTGATTTGATCCACCTGATTGCCGACGTTGGCCAAGTTCTGCGTTGCCTCTTGGCCCATCTGGAACCGGTCGTTGCCCATGCCGTACATGTTCTGCGCGGCAGACATTTGGTTGGCGAACTGCTGCTGATCCTGACCGGCGTTGAACTGATCACGGGAGAAGTCCATGCCCGCGTTGAACTGCTGGTTCGCGTTGTCGTAGCCCATGAGCTGGCCCAGCATGCTGTTGCGCGAGGCCGCGTTGGCCATGGAGGCCTGCGTACTAAGCTGGGCGTTAAGGGCCGCCATCTGATTGGCAGACTGCTGGTTGGACATTGCCGTCTGCAGGGCGTTCTGGCTGGCCGTGCCGCCCACGAACTGATTGCGGGCGTTCTCTGCCGCCTGATTGGCCAAACCAGCCTGCTGCGCCATGCCCGCGTTAGAGGCATAGCTCTGGTTGAGCGCGTTCACGTCGCCCATGGCAGCCGCCTGAGCGTTCTGGTAGGCCTGATTGCGGAGCTGCGCAGACGACCGAGCAACCTGATCCATGTAGTCGGCGTTGTTCTGGGCCTCCATTATCGCGTGCCGGTCGCCGCCAAATGCGCCGCCTCTGGTGGCCGCCGCGCCGGTGCTGTTGAGGGCCGTTTGTCTTGCCTTGTCCAGATCCGCCATCGTGGTGTCGATGACGCTCTGGGTGTAGGGGTTCATGTAGTCGTTCAGGTCCTTGTCCGCGAGCTGCGCCGCGTTGTAGGACTGACCCTGCGCCTGCGCGGCGTCGTAGTCGTACAGGTCCCTGCTTGGCGCCGACATCATGGCCGCCTGAGCCTGTGCCGCCCTCCCCGAGCTGAGCCCGTTGAGGTATGACTGGCCGTCAATTCCGGAAACGTTGTAGTTGCCACCGAGCGTTGGCGCTTGGTAGCCCATGGCGTTCTGCATCCAGTCCATGCTGCCGTCCATAGCGGCCACGCCCTGATCGAAGGCGTTAGGCGCCTGCGACGCCATGGTGGTGTCTGGCGGGGTCATATTTGGCGCAGGCATGGTCTGGGGCTGGGATACGGTTGGCGCGGTTGATCCACCGCCCGAGCCGCCCTTGCCGCCCGAGTAGTCGGCCAGCCCGGTTCCTTGGGTGTCTAGGCCAAAGCCTCCCATGCTTCCGCCCTTGCCTCCGCTGCCCGCGTAGGGCATCGTTGTTTGCGCAGGACTCATCCTTACCTCCCGTACAGCATTCTGTTGCGAATATCTAAGATGCCTTGCTGTGGCGACGGGGCGGGATTCATTGCCGCCTTCTGCGCGGCCCACTGCGCGGGCTGACCGCCCACCCAGCCGGTTGAGGGCTGGTAGCTAGGCTGTGGCATTGAAAACTTCTGCGGCTGACCAGCCGTTAGGTTGTGCATCGGGGTCCCACTCATGCCGCCCTTACCGCCGCCACCGGGTGCGGCGCCTGCTCCTGCGTTTGGATTTGTAGCGCCCATTATCTGCCTCCTCGGTTTCGGTACATGTTCGCGATATGATCGAAGTTAAAGCCGGCTGGGCCGGTCTTTGGTCTGTTCTGCCACCAGTCAGCCTTCTGCACGGCCTTGCTTGGGTCCATTAGTCCGGGAATCAGGTTGTTAAGCGCCCGCATCTTCTCCGGGTACTCACGCCAAGCCCTCTGCAGCTCCTGCTGGTATCCTCGGTGGGCGCTGTAGCCCTTGATGCCACCCATCTCGCGCTCGTGCTGAGGCAGGCCGTCCGACGGGTCGCCCGCCATGCCAAGACCCAGAGCGTTAGCCGCCGAGTTCGTGTTTGTCCACGCCTTTCTGGTGGCGTCGCTTGGCGCCGCCATGGTCAGGCCCTGAAACGGCACAGGAGAGGTTGATGACAATTGCTTGCCCCGGTTAAACACCTCCATCGCCATTGCCTTCATTTGCGGGTCAAGCTCTTGCTTGCTCTCACCGCCTTTTCCTCCGCCACTGCTCATGGGGTAAACTCCTTGGTAACGTAACGTAATCCGTCTGCGCCGAAGCCGAGATCGGCTAGGGCCTTGATCCATCCCGGCCTGCCCGTCAGGGTCAGGCCAACACATCCCATGGCCTTGGCGAAGTCCACGACCATGTCGTGATTGCCCTTGATCTCATCAAGGTCTCCGCCGGCTAAGAAAATGTGCAGGTATTTCTTTAGCGGGTAGTCGTGGAACTCGGTGATCATCGCCGAGCCATCCGTGGGCCATAAGTGAAAACGACCCGCCACGACCCCGTTTACTATGTCTGTGTAGTTGTGCGTCCTGCCGCCGTAATCCAGTGCCGGCTCAAGGAATGGGCGAACCCGCGCCATCTCGGTGACTAGGTGTATCTGCTGCTCATTTAGACTCGAAAAATACATTGGCGATCCCTGCCTTTTCTTCCAGTGCCTTTATCCGCTCCTCCAGCTTCTGCATCCTGCGCCGGAGGTAGTTGTCTATGTCCTCTGCCCACAGCTGCGTGTCGCCAGAGTACGGTGGCGGGAACTCGGGTGTGCCCCGAGCCCTTATCATGTCGTCCGTATCACTCACCGGCGCCCGCCTCCACCAACAAGTACCCGCATGTCTCCAATGCGAACGTCCTTCGCCCCGTTGGGGTCGTCGATAACGTTCACCTTCATTCGCATCTGGCGCCCAGTGAATCGCACATCTGTCTGGGGCTTGGCATCGTAGGGGCCGAAGCTGATCTCATCGCCCTGCGGCTGAAAGCGCGTCATAAACTCAAGCGTCACCCTGTCCGCCGGTATCGAGTCAGTCAAAACCTGCGTGGCCTTGATGACGCCGTCGCCCTCGCCGATGGTGATGGGACCGGTCTCAGCAAATGGCATCCGCCCCATCCGATAACTTATCTCTCCGGAGGTCCAGCTTGCATTGCCCGAATAACTTTGTCTGTCAGGGTCCGGAGTGAGGACGATGCTGATAGGTAGGTCAACGCTATTAACTATGGCGGTAATCTCTCCCGTCTTGGGGCTGTCGGAACGAATGACCGTCTCACCAAAAACCTGACCGCCCTGCTTTACTTGTACCGTGAACAAGATGGGGGAGCCCGAAAAGTCGGAGCCCGTCCAGACACCGCTCCAAGGGATGGTTATGACAACGTCCCCAGAGGAGATGTCGGCCTGATAAGTGTCGCGGACAGATGAAAGCCGCACCTCGCTGGGACTTTTCCAGAAGTCCAGATAGTCCGGGCTCGTACCAATCTGCTCCGACGTAAATCTAAGGGTCTCATCGTCGCCCTTATTGCCGCCGTCCCTGCTTAAAAAGAACCAAGCATTACCGCTTACCTGACTCCACCCGTCCCACTGCCTTGACACCCAATCGGAGTTTGTGTGGCCCGCGTTCTCTATCTCGTGCCGGTAGACCTTGTTCTTGTGGTCGAGGTATATCGGGTCGTTAAAGACGCCGCTGTCCACGCCAACGTGTCGATCGATCTCGCCAATGCTCCAGATGTTCTGCGCGTAGTCGTAGGTAACGTATCGGTTGTTGACCTTCTTGATGACGGTGTCGCCGCCGACGTTGACCTCTTGACCCTCTTGGTCGCGGGACGTGTAGAACCATGTGATCTCGTTGAACTTGGCGTTCGCTACCGCAAACACGTTATGCAGGAACGAGGTGTCCATAAATCGGAACACCCGGTCGCTGACCTCGCACGGAAGCTCTCTGACGGAGGATCCGTCGTAGGTGTAAAAGCCATCCCGACCCATCCAGAACGCGCCGGCGCCTGTTGCAGCCGCAGCACGATCAGAGATCACGCCGCAGTTCTTGCCGACCTGCTGGAAGCCGTACACGAGCGGTGGTCCAGAGTACTGCGCGGCGTGGGCGTCCGTGGTGGTCAGTATTAGGGTCCTACCACGAACACGAATGCCACAGCGTATGGCTCCGTCAGTCTGCAGCTCGAAGCCGCCGGCCTCGTTGGTCGCGCTGATCGTCCAGTCCTCGGGGTTCTCCCTGTCGCACCACGCAATGCGCCGCACGTTAATCTTGCCATCGTCCTCCGCCGCCAGTGCAAAGATGAACCGCTCCTCGGTGGCAACCAGAGAGAGGCATCGCGGGCAGTCCACAGCCGAGTCTGACAGCTTCACGAACTCTTTGTCCGCTGGCTTCCACGCCCAGATGTTTCTGTCTGTTGTCGATACAGCCAGTAGCCACTCGCCGTAGTTATCAAGCGTCCACGTTGTCGCGGGCAGTTTTGTTTGCCCCTCAACCTGACGGGGAGTGCCGTATGACTGCTTGCCGTACAGGCCGCCGCCGTAGCCCCCGTTCAGGGAAGGCGTCTCCTCACCGGGGAGCGTCACATTCGCGTCGCCGTTGATGTGCGTGATCTGGCCCAAGCCGTCCATCGCGTATAGGTTGGTCGGGGTCGCCACCGCTAGGTAGTAACCGGCGCCGCTTGCGGCGTCGTTCAGGAACCAGCTGTGCGCCTCTCTTGGCACCTCATTGTCAGGCAACTGAACAGGTTGCGGGTTCTCTTGGTTGTCGAGGAAAGTCACCCAGCCGCCGATGGGGAGCATGGCTCCCTGATCCCATCTCATCAGGCTCGCATCGCGCCAGCGGTTCTCGCACTGGTACGCGGTGCCGTGCCAGCGCACTCCGGGCGGTACTGATAGCTTTAAGTATTTCATTCAGCCTCTACGTCAGCTTTGTCTGGGTAGCCAAACTTATTGCCCCAGATGATTCTCACGGCGCCGTGGCCTGCCGTCTTGCCGTCCTCGCCGTAGCGATCTGGGTAGCCCGCACCGCCGGCACCGTACTCCTCGCCCTCACCACCGGAGCCGGGCAGACCAACTCGACCGGGAGCGGCAGTTTGGTCTGGGGTGTCACTGGTGCGCCGAGAAGCGCCACTGGTGCCAATACCCTTGATGCCCACGCCGCCGCCACGAAATCCTGCGCCGGTGCTGGGCGTTGGCTGTGGCCAAGTGGTTGCCGAGGCTCCTCCAGAAGCCCCGCCACCCTGACCGCCTGCAACCGCGTTACGGCCCGTGCCGTTGCCGCCGTCTCCCGCGTACCCGCCGGCGCCGCCACCGGAGCCGTAGGACCATGTCTGCGTGCCGCCCCCGTACCACAGGTCTCCAGCGAAGCCGTAGCCGCCATTTCCGCCGCCCTGACCGATGAACGCGCCGCCCTCCAAGTAGCCGCCATCGGGCGTGGGCGATAGCCCGGCCACGATCGGGCTCCCCGTTGGTTTGTCCTGATCGTCGGTTCTCTTGATCCACGAGTCGCCGTTGTCGCCATAGGCCGCGCCAACAACCTGACCCACTTGAATGGCCAGTATCTCTCCGGGCTCGACCTCAATGTCGTTGGACCAACCCAGACCGCCGCCGCCACCGCCAGCGAATAGAAAGGAGGGGTTTTCATCTGGGTTGTATGCACCCTGAGCGCCCGCGCCTATGCAACACACATGGATGCGCCGAACCGCCTGCGGGACCCTCCACAGAATATTCTGGCCGGGGCTGAGGAACTCGCGCTCGCCTATGTATATTCCGGGATCGCCCAGCGCCGTAAGTAGCTTTGGCCTGATCACGACGCTGCGCCCGCTCCCGCACCAAATACCTGTTTACCCATTGGCCCGTCGATTGCCCATATCTGAATAATGTTTGTGCCGTCCACAATATCCGGAGCACCGCCACCGACCCAAAGAATGGGCGCGGTTGAGTCGCTGACCTTCCAGACAACGGACGACGGCGCAGAGCCGGCGCCCCAGCCCATCATCAGGGTCATGGACTGCCCGCCGCTGATGATCAGCGTGATCGTCTGCTGGTCGTTCAGGGTGGACATGTACTGCATCGTGCCGTCCGCGGCGTTAAATGTTGCCTTGTCGGTTGCGCCGACGTTGACCACGTTCTCTGTAATTGACTCGCCAACGGACAGCGATCTAGTGCTCACGTCGCAGTTGCTGATCTTGCCGTCGGGGTCGTCTAGCCCGACAAGGTTCTTAACCTTGCCGCTGATCACCGTCTCCGGGTTAATGGTGGTCGGATCGTCGGGGTCGCCGTTGCCGATCTCGCCAGTGATAACCGAGCCGTCGATGGTGCCCGACTCAATGTTGATGCCATTAATGGGCTGGTCGCCGCCCAGCAGGGCGTCGATGTCATCTAGGTCATCATTAAGGTTGCCGCCCCACTCGTTCTCCGAGCCGCCGACAGTCGGCTTTACAAGGCCGTAGTTTTTAGTTGTTCCTGTCATTTATAGCCCCTCTTCGGCCTATCAATGTTTTCTTACATGGTCCCCGATTGGGCCTCTGGTCCATCTGGTGACGCACCAGCCTCTATTGCGGCGTTAATGTCTGCGGCGGCTCCGTCAGGGTCCTCAAAGTACTCGTACGGGGTCAGCTCGCCAAAGGTCCAGTCAGGAACCTCAACGGCGGACATCTCGCCGTCTCGCATAGACATGGCTATACGCTTTATGATGGCGTTTTCAAAGTCGATGACCTGTAGGTGCCACTGGGTCATACCGTCAGCACCAACGGGGACAATTTTCCCCAAGGCATCATCCAAGCTCTCCGCCTCAATGATGTAGTGGTCTGGATACATCATGTGCTTCTTGTATGTAAATCCATATTTAGCCATCAGTAATCCCGTCCCCTTATGTCCATTCCAGTTACTTGAGTTACCGTCTCCTTGTTGTCGGTGGAGTCGTCAACGCTCTCGTAGATCTCAAGGCTGGCCAATATTGACGACCTGCCGGTATCGGCAGCGCCATAAAATAGGTCGACGGTGGCGTCTACTAGGTCAGCGGGGCTTCCACCGGTGGACTTTATGTCGGCGAGCCCGGTGTAGGGGCCTTGAGTAAATGAGATTAGGCTGAAGGTTTTCCTGTGGGTGACCCCTCTGCTCTTTGTCGTTTTTGCCGTGACTGTCGCTGTGTATCTGGCAAATTGTGCAGGGGCCCAATTCCAGATGTTTACATATTGAGCGCCAAACCAAGTGTTATAGGATTTCTCTCTTACCGTAGTAACGTCCCAGCCATTGGCTGAGTTGTTCCACGGTGGGGGGAATATTCCCTGCCCCAAATTAAGAACATCGCCCTCCTTTCTCATGTCGGTTGCGGTTTGGCGCCCGTAACGTGGGCTACCATAATCCTGAGAGCTAACCGCATCGCTCCTCATGCAGTTCACCAATCCGGCGACCTCACTCAGCTTTACCTCGCCCGAATCGGCGTTCATGTAACGCAGTGTCGCAAGCGACTGGGGGCCGCCTCTGGGACCGCAAAGCCCAGAGTCATCTGGGGGGTTGGGTACGCGCTTCGGGCAGACCGACTCTGCCTGCGCGAGACTTACTGGCGGCCCTTCCATCCAGTACGCCATTACTTAAGCGCCTCCACCTCTGCCCTGAGCGCCTTGACCTCTTCGATCAGGTAGGCAACCAAGCCGTTGTAGTTCACAGCCTTATGCTCACCAGTGTCATGCACCAGATGAGGCAGTACCTTCTCCACCTCCTGAGCGATCACACCAGCGTCCTGACGCCCATCCTCCTTCCACTCGAACTCTACCCCTCGGAGCTGCTCTACGATGCCCACAGGGGCTGTAGTGGCGTTCTGCTTCAGGCGCTCGTCAGAGGTTGCAACAAAGTCCGTTGCGGTCAGGGTGCCAGAGATGGTGGTGTTGCCAGATGTCGGAACAAACGAGCCCTTGGCAAAGCCTTGGCTGTTTACCCATGACTCAGTGGCGTAACCATTCAGACTTCCCGGTGTTAGGTAATTGCCAGCAGGCTGATAACCAGCAGCAGCGTGATCGCCCCAGCCGTATGCTCTGTCCCAGTGGATGATCTGGGTGTCGCTGATACGTCCGTCAGTGGTAGCACCACCGCCACCGCCACCCGTGCCCGCATCCCAGTTTGCTATCTGGGTTGGGGTAATGGCCTTAATGTGGTCGGCTACATCTGTCACCTTTCCGTTGATTGTTGTGGCAGTCACCGTCCCGCTGAAGACAGCATTTCCATTTGATTTAATGCGAGAGGTAATTTCTCCAGCACCGTATCCTCTCCATACTTCGTTGGAGGCTGTATTGTCAGCCACGGCGTTCCTTGAGTACACAGCGTCCCCGACTACAGCCCCTGTTGTTGCAGTAGAAGTTGATCCGGTTCGCACCGCCCCGCTAAAGCTTCCTTCGGTGGCATTAACGGTCCCGCTGAAGTAGGCGTCCTTGAATCTGTGACCAGAGGTTCCGATGTCGAATAATCCATCGACGTCCGCTCCCGTCGTGGAACCCGTGCCATCAACAGGACGGATACCTGTTGTTGAGAGAGAGATACCGAAGGAACCCTCTCTGTAAAGGTTTCCGTTGGGCTTAATGTTAGTTGTCTGGGTTGACCCTATGGCCTGAATAACGTTTATGCTATTGGCATTAGATACTCTAAAAACTCCATCAACATGCGCGTGACCTTTTACCTGCAACTTATCCCCAGCGGCTCGTGTCTCCATCCACTCCGCTACGATTTCCTCTGTGGGCAGTACCTCAAAGGCGTCATCGGTAATCTCAAGCGTGATAGCTTTCTTGTCGGCCTTGGGTTCTTCCTTGAGTCTTGCGTCAAAGCTGGCCTTCCACTCAGCCAGTTGCTCCTTGGCTGTGGAGCGCAGGGGGGTCATGCCGATGCCTACGTTGCCCGTGGAGTCGATGGTGAGGCGGTTCTTTCCGTCCCCCCTGAGTTTAATCTCGTTAGTTCCAAGCGCCTCAAAAGTCATAGAAGAAGCACCGGAGTACACATACCCACTCTGTGCGCCCAAATCACCCAGCACAATCCCGCCGCCGTTGACCCCTCTAATATCTAGCGATTTATACTTAGACCCAAGAGAAAGAGGGGCGTCAGTCCCGATGCCCACGTTGCCGCCCTTGACAATCATGTCGTCACTGGGCATCCACTCAGCATCGGCGGTAGACCACGTTAGGATCTCGCCGTCGCTATTTCCGGGCTCAATATCGCCCCCGCCGTCCCCACCGGAGCCAGAACCCGGTCCGCCCCACA